GGGCTACCTTCATCGCGCGCTAGTTGGCCTCGACATCTTTGCCAACGTCATCACTGGAGGCAATCCCGACGAAACCATTAGCTCGCGCAGTGCCAGGGCCGCTGAGAAGGGCCACAAGTGGGGAATCGCCATGTCTCGCTTCCTAAACCTCTTCCAGCGCAACCACGGTCCTCAGGCGCAGGCAGGCGATGTTGAGCGCGCCAAGGCAGTCGAGACCCTCGAAGAACAGTCAGGAGCCATAAATGAGCCCAAGCCCTAACGCCCCCTACATTCGCAAAGCCATTCGGCGCATCCCCTTGCACAGCATGGCCTTCGCTGGCCATGTCGGCATCATCTCCTACATCCTCTGGGCGTCTGGCTACCACCACTTCTACCTCCTCCCCGGCATCCTCGGGACCGCCGCAGCCTTCCTCAAGGAGGGCATCGAGAATCTCACCATCACACAGGTGTGGCCCGAGTTCTGGATCGACTCGCTGGCCCAGACCGCAGGCACCATCCTCGGCCTACTGGCCATGAAGCTGGTCGCATGACACGTGACCTATGCATCGTTGCTTGGCTTGTCGTACTACTTCTGGTGGCGGCCAACCTGTTGCACTACCAGACGCACATCGTTTACACCGGCTTTAGGTCCCCCTTCGTAGTCAAGCCAGATCCGCCCTACACCCTGGACGACGACGATGAGTTCAAAAGTGACTGCCAACCAGACGCATACCACCCCTACCAAACGGGTTGCGCTCAGCGCGAGTTGAACGTTATATAGCGCCGTACAATGGTGGGGTGCCAAAACTCAAGCGCGCCTTCGCTGAATACAACGAACTCTACTTCGACTCCTCTCTACCTGCTGATACAATAGTTAAGTGGTCACGTTCTCTGGGGGCTATGGGCCTCTTCATAGGGGGCGAGATTTTCATAAATTCAAATTTCAAGAGGTGGAACTCGGTATGGCGACTCACACTACTGCACGAGATGGCGCACTTGGCAACGGCAAGCGAGCGGGCGGAACACGGACCACGGTGGCAACGACAGATGCGCCGCCTAGCCCGTATGGGAGCATTCAACAGTCTGTGGTAGCTATCGAAGACATGCCCATTAGCGCGGCAGCATCAGAGATCGGGGGGTTACCCCAGTTGAGCAATGCTGGGGATGCCAACCGCTTTGTGCTGGAAACGGTTAAGTTTGAGGCGTTTGGGGATCGTGTGCTGATTTTGGAGGACGAGTTCAAGAGTGGGTATGAGTGTTCGACGTGCAATGGGGCGGGCAAGTTCCAGTGTACGGCGTGCCAGGGCCATGGGACGGTGAGCTATGGCGGACCGGAGTTGATGTGTAGTTTGTGCAATGGGAACAAAGTCGTTACATGCGAAGCATGTAACGGTAAGGGTGGTCTGTTGGTGGTGCCTGACGACCAGAAGCGGCGGCCGACCACGGGAACGATTGTGAGCAAGGGGGAGGATGTTGAGATTTTGAAGGTTGGGCAGTCGGTCCTGTATTCAAGTTTTGCGGGCCACACGATGGATTTGTATCGGGCGACGGGGGAGAAGGTGGTTATCCGGATCCTGCACGAGCCTGAGATTTTGACCCTAGTTACGGGGCATTTGGATTTGAGAGCGGTACGTGGTAAGAGTGAGATCGCCCAATTCCAAAATTAGGGCGCTCTGCTATATACATATATATCTCTTCTAAAGAAGAGTAATACCTGTATATAGCAAAAGGGGACTGGCGTGACCATGATAGAGGCGGGTAGCCTGTGGGACCATTTTGATCGAATTGTTGACTTTGCGATTGTGCTAGCGCCAGTTGCCTATTTCTTCTTCCGGTGGACCAAACGGATTGATAGCATGTTCCAGGTGACCAAGGATGTCACTAAGGTTCACCTGCCATTTATCTACGAGCGGCTCGCCATACATGACGACAAACTCGATATAAGCCACCCAGACCATCCGAATATAGTTTTTGTGGCCAATGGGTCCAAATGAGGGAGATCGCCTCACCTACCCCCCTTTCCGCCTCGGCGTGGGGCATTTAAAACGATGTTGTGGACCCCCATTCCGATACCTGACCCCTCCGAGCGGGACAAGTTCAAGATGGCCCTCCGTCTGAACTCCCTCGGCTCCCTTTACTTTTTCATCAAGGTGGTGCTCCAGCGAGACCGCCTAACTGACTCATTACACAAGCCTATCTTGCAGAGGCTTGAGACTAATCGGCCACGCTACCTGTTGGAGATGCCCCGCGATCACTTCAAGACGGTTCTCATAACCGAGGGGCGCACTATGTGGCGAGCCCTTCCTTTCAACGAGATGGACGAGATGGCCATGCGGGAGATTGGCTACGACGATGCGTGGATAGCGTGGATGCGAGAGACCCATCAGCCGGAGCGGCGGGTGCTGACGGTAAGTGAGATCCTGCATAATGCGGTCATGATTGGTTCGCGTGTTGATTGGCACTACAAAGAAAACAAGATGTTTAGGTTCGTGTTCCCGGAGATTTTGCCTGATAACTCCTGCACGTGGACGGATGAGTCCAAGGTGCATAAGTGTGCGTCACGGGGACCGCAGGGGGAGGGAACCTACGATTACCTTGGGGTAGGAGGGGCGCTCCAGTCGCGGCACTATAGCGATGTCAATGAGGACGATGTGGTTGGTAAGGACGCCATTGAGAGCGAGCTAATCATGGACAAGACGGTTGATTACCATAAGCTTTTGATTGGCGCGTTTGAGCGGTTTGATCGGGCCAATTGGACGGTGGTGAACAACCGGTGGGCACCGAATGATTTGGCGGGGTGGATCAGAAAAAATCAGAAAGAGTTCGTGATTGAGAGTCACGGTGCGCTCGGCGGGTGCGACCCGCAGGGTTGCCCCGACGGCCACCAGCCGGGGGTTCCCATCTTTCCGGAGGAGTTCTCGGTCGAGACGTTGGCCAAGATTCGGGAGATTCAGGGCCCCTACTTCTTTTCGCACCAGTACCTCAACCTCGCGGTAAACCCGGAGGAGTGCATCTTCCATCCGGACTGGCTCCGCTTTTATGCTCCGACGGAGTCGCCGGTTAAGATCGGGCGGCACTGGTTAAGGCATGATGTGCGGGATGGGGAGACGATCAAGGATATTGATCCTAATGTGCTTATCCGATCTATGGTGGTGGACCCTAACCATGCGGAGGAGCGTGGCCGCTGCCATCATGGTATTGTCATCACCGGTTTCGATCCCGATACAGATCGCATTTACTTGCTTGATGTGTGGGCTAAATCCTCTAGTTATGACGAGTTGGTGGATATGATCTTTGAGAAGGGTAAGCTATGGAATCTCCCTACGTTTTGGTTGGAGACCGTGGCCGCCCAACGCTTGCTGAGGTATCCCATTGAATACAAAAACAAAGTCTCAGATTGGCACATGGATTTTCAAGAACTTAAAACCGACCGGGGCCCCAATGCTAAACGATCCCGCATTGAATCTCTTGAGCCCCTTTTTCGGGACGGAAGGTTTTGGGTTCGACGGGACCAATCGGCATTTCTGGATGAATACTATGACTATCCAGGCGGAAGGACCGTGGACGTTTTGGACTGTCTTGGCTATGCCACCCAAACGTGGAACGCCATCCACGCCAAGAAAATCTTAGAGATTGTGCGGGCGCGGCGAGAGCGGTGGGCTGTTGGACGGCGATCAATCACAGGCTATTGATGATAAACTAGATGGGGAGGAACAACCTAATGGCTTTTGTGCATGGCAAGTTTGAGCACTATACCCACGTCAAGCGTAGCTGGAACGACACGGGAGAGTGGGTGGCGGTTTGTGATTGTGGCGCGATAATGGTCGCGCACTCCGAGGAGGCTGCTGAGCGGGCTGGCCATAACCATGAGCAGGAGCCCACGGTATACGCACAACTCAGCACCGATGATTGGAGTGGCTGCTGTGTCTAGGCACGAAACCAAAATCATTCCTAATGTGACTAGTGGAGCCACCGACTTCATTTTCAGGGTTGTGTGCTCGTGCCAGTTTGAGGCCCTAGCGCGATCCATGGAGCAGGCGACAAGCTACGAACGCGGCCACTTGTGGCGGCATGGGGCAACGAAGGAGCAAAGTGCCGGATAAGTTTCAAATGGTCGATGTCAAGTTTGGAACAGACTTCGACAGTGAGGTTGAGCACTATGTGTGGGACCAGCTTGACTACCTTGAGCGGTCGCATAAGGAGTTGCACGAGACTAAGATCCCAAAGTGGCGAAAGCTTTATCTTGGGATTCCGGGTGAAGCGAGTCGTAACTTTCCTTTCCCTAATGCTGCTAACACTGTTGTGCAGGTTATTGGTGAGACGACTGATACCATGGTTGCTCGGGTAATGGGATTGATTTTTGCCACGCATCCACTTTGGGCATTCCAAAGTTATGTGAAGGCATCGACGAATGATGAGCGTAAGCAGAAGGAAGAACGTCGGCGAGTGCTCGAAGACTTCATGGAGATTGTGGGCATAGAACCTGATGAACTCGATCTCCAATTCGTTGAGGCTTTGTGGTTCACCGATGCGGCCAAGCTTGGAACTGCGTTTGTTAAAATCGGACTTGAGGATGTAACCGAGGCTGTTATCACGGGTTATGATGAGGCCAAAACAAAGGGCGAGGATGTTAGTATTCGGAGTGGCCCTCGTGTTACAAAACTTAGGCATGAGGACGTGCTTACTGATCCTAAGGCGGCTACTCTTGATGCTTCCAACTTTACGGCCGTTCGCCGGTCACTGACTCGATTTGACTTAGAGGACCGGGCGTTCCGGGAAATATACGATAAGAAGGCGGTGGAAAAGATTCTAGGCGAGCCTGACCGCTCGACCCCAAGGGAAGGTGAAAGGCAAGAGTTACAGGAGCAGGGCATTGCGGCGTCGGTGCGGCAGGATGTGACCGCTACGTGGGAGGTTTTTGAGTGCTACTTTCCGTTCTGGCACCAGGGCCGGAAGTTCCGTTTCATCTACTCGTACCATAAGCGGTCGAAGACAGTGCTCCGGAAGGTGTTTAATTTTCTGCCCAAGAATGAACTCCCTATCAAGCGGGCAAAGCTTGGGTACCGAACGGATGGGATGTATGGGCATGGATACGCTGAACTCCTTGAGACGTACCAAGAGGAGTTATCTACGACGCATAATCAGCGGCTGGATAATGCGACTGTCGCCAACATCCGTGCTCTCCGTGTTTCTCCCCGTGCAAGGAGTCTCGATGCCAATGTCGAACTTTACCCGAGCGCTCTTATTGTGGGTGAGAAGGATGACATTGAAGCTATTCAGGTAGGGGACGTTTACCCCTCCACATTCAAAAATGAGGAGATGACGCTTGGACTCGTTGCTCGTAGGGCTGGCATTACTCCTGCTGTTTCTGGCAGCGGCACGGGAGGTATGCAGAAACGACCGGCCGTATATAGCGCCCAAGGGACGCTGGCGGTCATGCAAGAGAACAACTCAGTTGTGGGATTTGCGACGAGTGAGTTCCGGCACGCACATGTCATACTTGGATCGGCGCTTACAGCCATCTATGGAAAGTTTGGAACCGATGGCCGAGAGCAAATGTTCGGACTGGATGCCAAAACACTTACCGAAGCACTCAAGGAATTTTCTGAAAACCGGATGAGAATTCCGATCCGCGCGTCCACTGGCTCCCTCAACCGGGAGGTGGACAAGCAGACGGGCCATCTGATCGCGGGCTTAATGCAACGCTATTACACTTCGGTGGGCCAGTTGATGCAAGCCATCAGTAATCCAATGGCACCACCAGAGGCTAAGAAGTTTTTCACAAAGGTGATTCTATCAACCGAGATGCTGCATAAACGCATCCTAAAGGACTTTGGCTATGAACAACCCGACATCTACGTCCCCGAAGCTGAAATCCAAGAACCGAACGCTGGCCCTGTACAAGGAGGGCAAATGGCCCCCGGAGGGTCACCCATGGCGGGTGCTGGCGCTGCTGCCTCCGGAGCAGGCGGAGGTGCTGTTCCGCTCGGAGGGGTGGGCGGCACTCAAGGTGGGGCTGTCCCAAATGTTGGAGGGGGCCGTTAAGGGAGCGATGATCGGGAATCGAGATGAGTCTCGGGGCGTGTATAATACATGTAACGAACTCTTAGAGTTGGAAAATGATATTCGGGCGTTTCATGCCCTCATCAAGGAGTAACTATGGGATGGCCATTTGATAAACAAGACGCTCCCGCGTCCAACCCCGAAGTGAAGGATGCCCCTAAGGGGGAAAAAAGTCCAGCCGAATTGATTGCTGAGTCCCTCGGCGCGGCCCTCAAACCTCTAACCGAGAAGCTGGACTCCTACGGCGCTCGATTTGACGCGCTTGAGTCCAATACCAGAAAGCCTCAGCCGAAGGCTGAACCCACCGAAATCACCTCAGTGCTTGACGACGAGAACGCTGCCTTTTCGCAGCGCATGACGCCGATTGTGTTGCGCCAGCTTGAACTGGAGGCGCGCATTGTGCGAAGCGACATTAAAGCTGAGTATGCGAGCGCGGGGTATGGCGACCTTTGGTCGCAGTATGAATCTGAAATTACCAACGTTCTTGACTCCAGCCCCATTCTCACTAGTGAGGGTAAGCCGATGCGGGGCGACCCGCAGTACATTCGCAATGCGGTGGACATGGTTATGGGGCGCGCGGCCCGCAAAGCGGGAATGCGATTCGATGGGAAGTCTAAAGGCTTCTTCCTTGAGTCTGCGAGCGGCTCCGATAATGGGTCCCATCAGCCTGAAAACGATGGACTTACCGAGGGCCAACGTAAGGTCTTCGGACGCATGAAGGTTCCATTGGATGAGGCCAAGAAGGTTATGGCCAAACTAAAGTTTGTGAGTGCATAACCATGGGCTATCCGAGTAGAATTGATCCTGCCGCCGAGCAGCTTCTCCTGGAGATGGAACGTAACAAGTTATATGGGGAAGTCATGGTACAATATCAGGGTGGAAAGGTTACACTTCTCAAGCGAACCGAAACAATCAAGCCAGTTCGGCCGGAACAACCGGAGAACGGTGAGGACAGAGATGGATAGTGCCTCTTACAACTGCCGATGGTACTAAGCTAGGACAGACGATAGTAACCGACGTTAACGCTAATGTTGCCGTCGCCCCCACGTCCAGCCGCCAGATTTCCCACGAAGCTGCCATTCTGTTCAACAAGGCAATCGTAGCCCGCCCGCTGATGGTTCCCGAGGTTTGCTCTATTCGGGTGAAGAACTCGGAGTACCGCTACCGTTGGGTCAACCGGGATGGGATGGGTGGACGCTTCTACACTCAGCGCAAAGCGCAGGGCTTTATCAACGCCACCACTGACGATGTCGAGGTGTTGGCGGGTGACGCAAGTTGTAAAGATGGGGAGATCAAAGCTGGCGATCTAATTTTGATGAAAATTAGGGCGGACGTTTACGACGCGGCCCTCAAATGGAACATGCAGAAGGCGGACTCCCTTACACGGGCGCGCGGCATGTACATGGAAAATGCGTCCTCAGATGTTAATAGTGACGCCGTTGCGGCACGAAAGACCATCGCCGCCGAGCAGGGAAATAAGACTGGCCAAGCCGTCTCTTTCATTCCCGAAAATGCCGACGAGATAATTGACAATTCCGTTAAGAGCGGTCGCTCCGAAGAGACTCGGGCGGTCGTGGATGAGCTTCGCTCAAAAGGAAAGAAATAACTTATGGCTATTACCGCAATTCCCATCCTCCCCGTAGAGTCTATTTCGGGCAACCAATTTAGGGCCATGCGGCTGATTGAGGAAGCTACCCAAACCTTCAAGCAGGGCACCCCCGTTTCCATCGCTGCCGGTGACGGCGGCGTACAGGCGTGGGTGGCCAACACTCAGGGTCCTGGACAAGGTGGAGTTTGCGGCATTAGCTACGAGGCCGCATCCAACTTGGCTTCAACCGGCTTGGGTGCTCCGACCCCCTTCTCCCCGTTCTTCGGGGTGGGCGCGGTTGCTGGCATCTTCGGCTCGGTCCCGAACGAAACTTCGGCTAAGAATATCGCTCACGGCGCGCCGCTCAATGATGGTCGCGTTGGCTTTATCCTTCCTGCGGCCGACACCATTTTCTCCGCTACGCTTGGCAACGCTGGCAACCCGGTAATCCCGGCGAATACCGACGTTGGAAAGCAGTACGGACTAACCCTTGACACCCCTGGCAACTTCTGGTACGTGGATAGGGCTAAGGTCACTGCCGGAACCAACACCGTCTTGACCGTGATTGCTTTAGATTTACGCGACGTACCTGCTCTTGGGACTCGCGTTCTGTTTCAGTTCATACCCGCTGGAGTAAACCTGCTCGGGTAAGGACAAGAGGACTGCTCATTATGATGGTACGTGGCACTTTCGCACAAACGCTGGCACCAGGAGTTCATCACTGGTTCCTGCACTTCCTCGATCTCCAGATGAGAGAGGAAGAGTACACCCACATTTTCAACGTCGAGACTTCGCATCAGGCGTTCGAGGATGAGGTGGAAATGGCCGGTGTGGGCGCAATGCCTGAGAAGCCGGAAGCCTCAGCCGCAATTTACGACGACATGATTCAGGGTGGAACCAAGCGTTACCTCCACCTGACTTATGCCCTCGGCTCACGCGCTTCATGGGAACTGATCGAGGACGACCAGTACGGTATCCTCAAGCAGGTTCCAAAGGCGCACTCTCGTAGCGCGATGTTCGCGCGCGAGCAGGTGAGTGCCAACGTGCTCAACCTGGGCTTTAGCTCTATCACCACCACCGATGGTCTCTCGCTGTTCAACACGCAGCATCCGCTGCTTGGTGGAACCGCAGCGACCAACCTTGGACCCGGACTCACCAACGTCATCTTCGCTTCGGGCACTTACCCTAACCGTCCGTCGCCCGACGTTGACCTGTCGTTTACGGCCATCCAACTGATGGTTAACCAGTTTGAACGGCTGGTGGACTCTCAGGGTATCCCGGTGCGAGTGAAGCCACGGTACGTGCTGATCCCACCGGAACTTAAGTTCATCGCTCGTGAGATCCTTGGATCTCCGGGGAAGCCGTACACCAACGACAACGAACTGAACGCCCTCCTTGGAGAGGACTTGAAGTTCCGAGTTCTACACTACCTGACTTCGCAGTCTGCGTGGTTCGCGGTGGCAGAGAAGGATTCTCACCAGTTGAAGTTCTTCGACCGTCACCCGATTGACACCGACTACGATGATGACTTCGACACGCGCGCAACCAAGATGCTGACCTTCCAACGCTTTAGCGCTGGAGCCACTTCCTGGATCGGCACGTGGGGCTCTAACGGCCCGTAAGGCGCGATGCGCTTTATCAGAATGAGAAAGGTCAAAGCATGAGTAAGCTTTTGCATGTGGTGTTACAAATCGCAGCGGTTGTGGTTCAGCTTGGTTTGCACTACTCCGGCTTGGTTCCTGCGGCTTACCAGCCGCTTGTAGCTGCAACTGTAGGTTTAGCACAGGCGGGACTAGCGGTAGCCAACCATGGAGGTGCAAGTGCCCAAGTCAGCAAGTAAAAAGAGCCCCCGACAACGGAGAGCCCGATGACCTGTATGATTGTACCGGCGTGGTCAGAGCGGGGAGCAGCCCCTCGACGCAACCGGATCTCCATGCCAATCAAGCACAAAGCTGAAATTGGCCGTGGATCCCACCGGGGTGGAATAAAGATTACCCTACGGCAAAAGCCACAGGCGCATACCACACCCACAGGAGTTAAGTAGTGGCACAACGACACACAGACCGAACTAACGTTTACTATGATTGTATGCGTTGTGGAGCCTCGCTTCCCCTCTCGGAGATGCAGTGGCAGAACGGTCTATTGGTGTGCACTACCTACAATTGCTACGACACGGGCCTTACCCCCATCGTAGGATCGCGCGATATTGCAGTGGCACGGCAGGTGGCTATCTGGCGGCACGAGTTGGAGCCCGATCCTAAACTGACGAGCCCGGTCTCGCGCCAGAACGACCAGATTGATGTGTTGTACTAGAGGAACTTATGAGCAGAACTTTTGGCGGATTGATTTTTTATGGCGCACCCGGACTAGTGATTCCAGCGGCCCAAAACGGGTCTGCTGCTGGTCAGCTTCAACTGACCCGCAACGCCATCGGTGACTGGTCCTTCAACAATGTGGCTGGCGTAGCCTCCACCAATATCCTAGCTGACAACTCGATCTTGGCTCGCCCACGAGTTAACTTCCCGGCGTACCCCGGACAAGGTAACGCGGTACTATTATCCAACGAATTTCAGGAAGCCTTTGGCACCACCCCCGGAACTCCCGGAGCGGCTGGTCCTGGCGATCCAATGGGCGGAGTCGCCGCTGGCTCTCTAGCAGTCGGCGTTACCCAATTTGGAACTCCCTCGATTCCGTGGGGCATCGCCATTGTTGACATCTTCGCGGTTTACTCGGTGCAGACGGCCGCGCTAACTGCCGCGACTATCGCCCTCAATCGAAATATCTTCCAGGAGAACACGGTCACCGTCAACACCGCTGTGGTTGCGCCGCAAGCATTAGCGCTTACCACCACCACGTCGGCTACCACGCC